CTAAGAAGCTATTTTCATTTCATAAGCGGATAAGGTATTAAACATTAACATTGCCACCGTCATAGGGCCTACACCACCTGGAACAGGCGTAATGTAGCCTGCTTTTTCAGCGGCAACATCATATTCCACATCGCCGACTAATTTCCCTTCCTGACGGTTAATCCCGACATCAATCACAATTGACCCCACTTTGATCCAATCGCCCGGAATAAACTTCGGTTTGCCTACCGCAACCACAAGAATATCCGCTTGACGAACGTGATGTGCGAGATCTTTGGTAAAACGATGCGTTACGGTGACAGTACAGCCTGCCAATAACAACTCAAGTGCCATCGGACGACCCACTATATTTGATGCCCCCACAATCACAGCATGCTTACCGTGTAAATCAATCCCCGTGGTTTCGAGCAATTTCATCACGCCATAAGGCGTGCAAGCACGTAAAGTCGGAATACGTTGACATAAACGCCCCACATTATAAGGATGAAAACCATCTACATCTTTTTCAGGCGTAATACGTTCAATCACTTTTGTGCTATCAATATGTTTAGGAAGTGGTAATTGCACTAAAATCCCATCTACCGTCGTATCTGCATTTAATTCATCAATTAATGCCAATAATTCACTTTCTTGCGTGGTTTCAGGTAAATCATAGGATTTTGACTGGATCCCAATTTCTGCACAACTTTTACGCTTACTTCCTACATAGACTTGAGAAGCCGGATCCGCCCCCACGAGAATCACCGCTAAACCAGGTGAGCGTTTGCCCTGCTGAGTATAGGTTTCGATTTTTTGTGCTACTTGGGATTTAATTGTTTTCGAGAGTTCTGTGCCAGAAATCACTTGTGCAGTCATGACTTTATCCTTTATTTACGTGAAAGAAAACGTTTGCTATTCTCGCAAAAAACGCCTGTAAATGTAAGTCAAATTGAGATAAATTTAAGCGTTTGATTGAAAAATAGAAAAAAGTCATTGACTGGAATTAAAAGAAAACTATAATGCTACACATTCGTCGGCGAGTAGCGCAGCTTGGTAGCGCAACTGGTTTGGGACCAGTGGGTCGTAGGTTCAAATCCTATCTCGCCGACCACTTCTTTTCTTCCCAGTATCCATTTGAAATGCGCCCTTAGCTCAGCTGGATAGAGCAACGGCCTTCTAAGCCGTAGGTCATTGGTTCGAATCCAATAGGGCGTGCCATTAATTCCTTTTATATTTCAATACGTTACAAACTACGCGACGAACCTCAAGACTTTAGATTTTTTGTCGTGTGCCGTAAATGTACCATTAAATTCCACTTTGTTTGCGTGTTCAAGTAAGTGATCTGCGTTGAGATGGGCGTACTTCTTAACCATTTCTAGTGTTTCCCAGCCACCAAGCTCTTTTAATGTAAAGAGTGGCGTACCTGCTTGTACATGCCAGCTTGCCCAAGTGTGTCTAAGATCGTGAAAATGAAAATCAACTAAAAAACATTTTTTCGCTGCAAGCATGAAAGATTTTCTGTTAATATCATTTAGTCTGTTATTATGTCTGCCGACAAAAACGTACTTAGAGTGTTTGCCTTTTTGACTTTTTAACAGTCTTATAGCTTCTTCGTTTAATAGTAGCGATCTTGCTTTACCTGATTTTGCAACGTCATTTGAAACAATCGCCACTTTCCTCTCGAAGTCGATCTTATCCCATGTCATTGAAAGTATCTCTGTTCTTCTTGCTCCAGTCATTAATGCAAAAGAACAGATGACTTTCATCCAATCAGTGCGAATATTATCAATCAAAGATCTAGCTTGCTCTTTAGTAATCCAACGCACACGAATTGGCGGCTCTTTCTTCTTCGGTAAATAAAGAATTTTCTCAATATATCCAGCTTTATGCGCAAGATTTAATATCATCGCAATAGATTGCCTGTATTTGTTTTGGGTAGAATTGCTTAATACTTCACCTGTTCTCATATTTTTTGTCGGAATATGAGAAACAATCTCTTGAGTAGTCAAAGAATTTAACTCTCTTCCAGCAAATATTTCACGCCAATAAATTGCATGGCGTTTTTTTGTGACAACATCTTTCTGTCCTTCTGCTGATTTTAAATACTGCAACAATGCATCTTCAAACAAATAAGTCGGTTTTTTCTCGAGCTTGTCAATGTTCCACATTTCAGCTCTTAACTTGTCGTGATATTCTTGTGCTTGTTTTTTTACATACGATCCAGAAGATCGTCTAATTCTTTTACCGTTTGGCGATGAGATATCAACCCACCACGGGCCATCTCCTTTTCTTTTGTAGATCGACATAAAATCTCCTTATCATCGACCGACAAAGCCAATCGATTATTATTATTAGACCATTCTTTATGCTTAGCAAGATCTGATTCAAGTATTCGCCAACCACGACAACCTTTCATTTTAAAGAAGTTCCAGTTATAGATTTGATTTCTTACCGCTGAAACACTCATATTCAATCTATCTGCAACCTCTTTTATAGTGAGTGCTTTTTCCATTTTTAGATCTCTAAAATAAAAAAAAACCGCTACCGCGGTCTTACTATATCTGGAACTTCAACTATCATTAGTTGTTTCTTGTCTAATCTTTTGTATTTAATGCTTTTTCTAAATCAAATTCTTTCATTTTTTAATCCTTTCTTTTAGATAACAAAAAACCGCACAAAAGTGCGGTCGGTTTTCTTATGCTGCTTGCTGTAATTCAAATATTTTTGCGAGTTTTGTCAGCCCTTTTGCAGTTATTAATACACGCTCACAAACTTTTTCTGTGCCATCATCACGCATTGCTACATGGATTTTATGTTCAAGTAATAGTTGTTGTAGTTTATCTTGATAAGCAATCCAATTAGAGTTACCAGGTCGTTTATAGATCCACTTTTGTGATGATAGGAAATCAAACAGAAATTTTGGTTTGATACCTAAGTGTTTAGCAGAATCAGTAATACACATTGATCCCTCTGCTTTAGTAGCTATGCGATCGAAAGCTGCCACAGTCGGTTTCATTTCTTCGACTTTATGCTCTAATACCAGAACTTTTTCAGTATAATTGTCTAGTAATCCACGTAAAGTTCGAGGGTCATTGAGCATTTGTATTGGATCAAGTGGTTGTCGGATTTGATTTTCTAATTCTTGCCAACGATCAACAAGTCGAGCGGTAAACTCAGGACAAAGTTGAGCAACAACAATAATTGAATCTCGCTTACCTTGTTCGCCAGAAAATATATATTCTAGGCTTGGACGCCCTTTTGTTGGCTTTTCCTCAATTTGAGGTAAAGTTATAACTCCTTTGTCCGCGAGGGTTTCAATAGTTCTTCTCACATTATCGTGGCGAACATCTACAAGTTCCGCAATTTCACGACTGCTCATAGTTAAATTTTCATTATTGAATGTAATTAATGTGTTCATATAAAAATTCCTATTGTTTTGCATTAGAAATGTGGTGGTCAATTTGAGAGACGAGATCTAAAGCTGCCCAGAGCGTACCAGTAATAACCTGTTGAGATGATGCAAATCCACACGAGAGATCGTTTCCATCATTCAAAACAATTTGGATAAGTGATTTGGCTTGTTCGGTAAGTTTGTTGATTTCGTCTATCGTGTCGATGGATAGACTTCTAAAGGAATTGATATTTGACATATTTTTGTACCTTGCGTTTTAGTTTAGTTAGTCGATCACTTAGTGGGTGATCGGGCTTCAACTACCAACGCAAGCTGGCGGAGCTTATTTCCACAAGGGTATTGTATTAGGCTCTCTCGACCCGATCATAATTGATCGCTACCTAAATTTTAGGTACAAAAAAACCGCTAATTGTCGGGTGCGGATGACCGCTTGCGTTGTATAGTGCGGTTATCTTAATCCGAAAGAGAGTGGTTTGTCAAATAAACATTGTTGCGGTTATTCTGTGTATTTATTTAAAATATTACTTATAGTTTCAGCATCTTCTAATGTTAATTTAGAATAGCTTGAGGTCATTTTTCCTTTAACGGCAATCCTCAATTCTTCCAGCTTTAAGCTATACAAGTAGTCTTTTTTATCTTTATAAATACGACCGTACACCATTCCGGATAATTTACCTTCTTCATACCCATTAGATAAATTGATCTTTCTATCTCGACCGCGCACTCTAATTGTTAAATATTTTCTTCCAATTTTTAAGACTTCAGCCTCATGTTCAATGTTTGAGCGCATGAGTGTTTCTAAAAAATATACGGTATCGCCAACTTTAAGATTTTTAATCCAATCTTTTTCCATAAATATTCTCACTCTGTCGGTGGTGGTGGAAGTGGGCGCCAGTGTGTTACTTGGAAAAGTTTACTCCCCATATTAAACTCTCCGTCAATAAATTCAGATAAAGTAATTGATTGAAAATCTCTAATCTTGTTTTTGAAATATACAAGTACTCTTTCATCCGCTTGTGGCAATCTATCTGAACACGCAATCCAGCCGTTGTTTTTTTGAAATTCCACAATCTCTGGCAGTTCAACCATGCAATCAATTCCGTCATACAGACCAGACTGTTTTTCCTCTTCGTTTAAATCTCTAGTTTTAGATTCAGCTTTACCAAGAACAACACCATATATCGCATGACTTATGCGATCTTCATAACATTGCATATCTTGACCATCAGCACATTGTTGATGAAATTCTTCAGCGAAGTTCAAGCACTCTTCTTTAGCTTCTTCTTCAGTTTTGTAAAATGAAATGCTGTTTTCATCATAAACATTTACTGCGAAGTATTTATTTTCTGTTTCTGTCATAACCCACCTCAATTGTAGCTAGTAAGTAATAGTGTTGGAAAACTTACGCAATCTTCTAATAATTGCTTGCTGACTCGCAACATACTGCCAGTGTTTGACTTTTTTTCTCAAAGAGAAAGGATTAAATCCGAGTTTCATACCATTACCCCTACAAAACGCATAACATTGTTAAATGGTTGTGATTTAAAAGCGTTATCCCACAGTTCACTGAACTTGATTTTTAATAATTCTTCGGCTTCTTTCGGTGTGTAGCGCGGAACTTTTAAACAGTTGATTGGTTCGATATTTTTTAATTGTGGCCACACGCTTTTATCTGAAAGTAATGTGTTTTTTTCCATCAGCAAAGCGACTAAATCGACGTGTTTAATCTGCTTGATTTCTTCTTCTGTAAGTGTTGGCAACATATAGCGATGCTCAACAAGTTTCTCGAATTTTGCTTCTAGCGCGCAAAAATCAGGACACACTTTCTTGAGCGGTGTCGGAATATCTTTTACATACGCTTCATGAAAATCATGCATTAGCACGCGTAACTGCATATACGGTGAATAATCAAGATACTGAGCGATCTCAGTACAAAAAAGAGAATGACTTGCTACGCTATACGCTTCGCTCGCTTGACCCATAAAGCGATTTTCTAAGCTGAGATGATGCGCAATGTCTGTAATATTAATTTCGTTAAAATCGGGATTCTTATAGTCAATATACTTTCCCGAGTAAGTGTGAATCCACGCCATTTATTATTATTTCCTATAAAAAGCCCGCAAATAGCGGGCATATAAGGTTATTAAGAAAGAGATGCTTCAAAGAAATCTACTTTCTCAATGTTCTTTTGAAGATTTTCAATACTTGTATTAAAAGCATCTTCAATAACTTTTTCAGGGTTGATCAATTCATACCAGAGCGATAATCGTGCATCGCGGATTCGATAGCGGATTTTTGCTTTAACTTGATAATAATCGCCGTTATGGAACGGTTGAATCCCAAGAACGATTTCTTCCGGCAAGCGTGTTTTACCGCCACTATTTTCATCTGTATAGGTAAAAGATAAAGTGCCATCGTTTAAGCGGTGAACTGATTTGAACTCTGACTTGCGAGTTTCTTCAAATGCAAGAACCATCGATAATAATTCCGCGCCGCTCACTATGTTCCCATCTGCCGCAATTGTGTGGATGTTGCGTTCAAGGAATGCACCGAACTCAATTTGCCCCATGGCTTCTTTGTTGTTATCTTCCCAAGACTGCCAGTCTTTAGATTTTTTAAACTGATAATTCGCAACGTGATCGCCCCATTTCGGATCGTTCGGCGAGCTGTGATAGTCAAAAACCGCTTTTGCTTCCAATTTTTCCAGATCGTAGAAAATTGAAGTGCCGTCAATTTTGAATTTATTCACATATTCAATGAACGACTTTTCAGAACTTACTGAAACTTTAGTTCGGATTCTGCTAGGATTTTCTTGTAAGCTTTCTAACGATTTAACATCGAAATTTTCTTCAAGAATAATCGACGGAATGTGTGAATTTACTGCTTTGCCGTTTGCTAGAATTTTTGCAATTTCATTTACTGCTTTTTCCATTTTTAAGTTTCCTCTAGAGTTAAAAAAGCCCAGTTTTTAAGCTGGGCGGTGGGTTAAAATCGGTTATTTAATTAAGCTGTTTTAAGCACTTTCAATTGACCGGCTGGTTTTTCTCCTACTGTTTTCAAATCCATTTTGATTTGATTTGGGTCATCAAACAAAACGTCACCGTCAGCAGTCGAGAACACAATACTTTCTTCACGATCAAGCTCTGGAATTTTGCTAGAAACCATTGGTGTGATTTTGATTTGATTTTCTGTGCGAGTATTTAACATTGAGATTTTCAAGTTAAGTGTTACAGAACCTTGTTTACGTGTATCGCGCACCGCTTTGATAACATTAGCAAGAACTTCTGTTAGTTCGTCGTTTAGTTCACCACGATTTAATTGTGATAACGTTGTCGAGAATTGGGTTTGTTTACTCATTTTTGATTTCTCCAGTTTTTTAGTTAATAAAAAAGCCACTCGTTAAAGTGGCTGTTGTTCTGTATATGTAACTCAGAACGGGATATTATCCTCTTCAAAGTTATCTGCTTGCTGCACTGGCTTTCCAGCTTTCGCATTCGCATAAGCGTTGTTTTGCGGTGCTTGTGCGTTAGCTTGTGCTTGTGAATCTTGGCGACTGTCTAACATCTGCAATACGTCGCCTTGGATTTCAGTGGTGTAGCGGTCTTGCCCGTTTTGGTCTTGCCATTTACGGGTTTTTAGGCGTCCTTCTACATACACTTTTGAACCTTTACGCAGATATTCCCCAGCTACTTCAGCTTGGCGACGGTAGAATACGATGCGATGCCATTCGGTGACTTCACGACGTTCGTTAGTATTTTTGTCGATCCAACTTTCGCTTGTGGCGACACTGATATTGGCTACGGCTTCACCATTTGGCATTGTGCGGATTTCAGGATCGTTTCCCAAATTCCCCACGATAATTGCTTTATTGACTCCAGCCATTACATAGCCTCCTGAATAAGTTGTTGATAATAAGCTTGAGCTTTTGGAATGCGTTCTTTTATTCTTTCAATAACCTTTTCATCACGCTTTACCACAACCGTTGTAATGCGTTTCTGTTGTGGTATTTGCTCGACCAAGTCAACAAACTTTTCTGCATTCTCATAGCTCTTAATTAAGTCTAAATGGAGTAGGAAGTAGAATGAAGTCTATTTGTGCCTCTTCACAGTCCCACAGCCACATATAACCTTGCATTTGAATGTCGTAGCCGGCTTTTTTGGCTTTGTCTTCGGCTTCATCAATGAAAAAAGGGTGTGAGCCAATATCCCAAGAACATTTTGTATCAATGATTAAACGACGAGAGGGAATGTAAACATCACATTCCCCCGTAATTAAGTCATTCTCTCTTCGTTCGGTGTTCTTTTTAAGCGGTAAACCTCGTCTTAGTCCACTTAGCTTGATTGCCTGATCTTCAAGGTTGTTCCCTTTTTGAGTGTATTTATTACCCTCAAAGGATTCATAACCAAACAGATCGAACTTCACAATCTCACGCACCGCACTTTTTGCTGTTTCTGTGATTTTACCAGCTTCTTTATCAGCCTTTGTTTTAGGCTCGCCAATCAAGCGGTGGAGCATTGAACATCTAACTTTAAGATTGTACATTTCCGTTTCGTTCATTTTCTATTTGCTCCAATTCGTCATACTGTGCGGATGAGAAATCAAACCCTGCATCGCACAATTCTTGTAATGTTGTTTCACCGTTAATGATGTTTTGCTTACATTGCTCAAACTGTTCATTGCTGACTTTTAAATCTGTGAATTCTGCATCTTGTATATTGGCATTATCTACATAGTTAAATTCGCCTTTTTCGACATCTTTAACAACGGCTTGATCTGCCAATACTGCCTTTTGAATTTCGACAGATAAAGGGGCTTGTTTTGATAGCAATAACTTCATAACTGTTTTTAGTGCCATGGCTTCAAAGTTATCCGCCCAAACGCTTGTCGCCCATTGCCCTTGCTCTTTCTTCTGCAAGTATGTTCGGTAAGTTTGACTATACCGCTTAGCATGTTCATTGACTTCTTCAGTCGTCATATAAATTTCGGCAGTAAACTCATTCAACAGCTTGAAATAAGCATAATAACCAATTGGAACTTCACCATTTGCTGGCTTTTTGCTCCAGTCAAACTCATAACCATTAATTGGATCTTCTGCAATAAGCTGTTCTTTATAGATAGGTACTGCAACAAATCGTTTAAATTGTCCTGAACGCTGTGCAAGTTGAATCAAACCTTTATAGCCAATCTGAAATTGTGCTTCGTATTTCTTCGTTTTATTGTTTTTGTATGGAACGATATAGGCAAACCCTAGACCATTTTGAAGTGGTAAATTTAGCGTTGCCGCCATGCAAGCGGCGTTAAAAATCGTCATTGGGTCGGCATCTTTTAATAAAGAATTGCTATTCACAATCTGAAGAACGCTAGTCGAAAATGCCGCGGCGTTTTTATTAAGTAATTCTTGGATTTTTTGCTTAACTGCTGGCTTTTCGAAAAAATCTTTTACGCTAGGTAATTTATTTTGTTGTGTTGCAACTTGTGCCATTTTAATAATCCTCTTTCTGATAGTATTTATCTTCAACAACAATACGCTTAATATATTCATCTCTAATCTTGAGATAATCAGAACCACTTCCGATTGCTAACCAAAAATTATCATCACTGGACAATTGCTCGGTTAAGCAATAAAATTCGCAAGTGTTACCAAGTTTTACTTGATCTTCAAAGTGCGCTATTTGCTGTTCTTCTAATGTTTCGCGATCGCATATTTCATCAAGTATTGCAACATCTCGCATATCGACCGCTCTTGCTAATTGTGAATCTGTTATTTTCATCTGCTCAATCCGTCAAATGTAAAATTGTCTTGCTGGCTTGCAAGAAGCATTTAGAAATTGTTCTCTGCTTTTCTGCCGAAGTTTTATTGCTGTTTTACATAAACACTCACTAGCAAAATTGCTCTGCCAGCCTGTTTTGTTTTCTTGGTTTTTGCCAATACGCTCAATAACAACAAACCCCAGTCCTTTTGGATGGGGTTCGATAGAGTAGGAGAGCGTTTTATCGCCTTTCTTTCTGACGCGTGCCATTTCTTCGCTCCTGTTCTTTAAGTGCGTAAACCTTGAGATAAATCAGTTGTTCGCTCGCTAAGTTTGGTGGAATATCACCGTATTCCTGTTCCCATTCTTCGCTTGCTTCACGTTCCATTTCAGCTAATTGTTCTTTGCTGATTTCAGCATTCAGATAGTGATTGTAATAATCTGTTTCTTGTTCGTTTGCTGATACTGGATGACAACCAATACCAAGAATAAGCGCAAGAATGAATGCGCCCGTTAGATCCCATATATTGATGTGTTTCATAATCGTTTCCTTTTACTGGCTTAACAAAACAATGTAAAAAGTGCAATCAACAGAAAGGTTAAAATAATGATTGGCTCTTTCTTTTTAAAAGTAACTAATATAGATTTAATTTGTTTTTTCATTGTCTTAATCCTCATTGGTGAATATATGAAATATTGTTCTGCAATCATTAACTATGTGCTTATTGCGGTGGTAATTTCCCTTAATTTTTTAATTTTGGGTGAACAACAACTCTTTATTTTCTTTGGCATAACACTCACTGCTGCACAATTGGGCTATATTGCGAAAATTTGTTCAATTATTCTTTTCGTTCGTTGTTGCTTGTATTTCTTTCCTGTAATTAAACAATGGATTGAAAAGAATAAATTACTTGGATAATGCTGAATTTTGGGTGCAGAAAACCGCCACACGATAAAGTGCGGTCGGTTTTCAGTGAGTTTTAATCAAGCAAGTGGTTAAAGGCTTTAACGAGTGCTAGGCGTTCTGTATTTGACTGGATAAACTTTTTAGCCTTTGTCATGGTTTGTTCTAATGGATATTTGAAGTTGTAGAGATACTGCCCGCCAATTTGGTTTTCCATTTGAGCTGGAATATTTGTCCGTTGTAGTTTTTCCTGCATTTCGTGTGCTTGGAAACAGTAGCTATACAACTGGATAATTAAAGCAAGTGTTTCTTCGCTGTTTTGAATGGCTGTGAGGTTTAAATCAGGTTCAGGTAAGGCAAGTTGTTGTGGTTGGTTTGTTTCTCTATCAAGAATATCCAGTACCCATTTTCTGAACTCTTTAGCAATAGGAGTTCTAGCAAACATTGCGATTAAATGACAACCACGCAGGCTGAAAATCCGTACGGTCAAATTGACTGCCTGAGGATTTTTAACTAGCACAGTCATATTTTCACTAAATTCATCAGAATTTCTATTATAAATGCGAGTTACGCTATCTGCTTGTTTATACCCTAATGCTTTTGCTAATTCTGCAGCTGATAGATAAATTTGATTATTTTGGTTGATAACCGAAAGAGTAGTACCTTGGAAGGTTAAAGTGGTCATAATTTTGTTCTCATATCTAAGTTTTAAAAACTCATCACGAGCAACGCCAATTACTGGTGATGAACTAGGCAAGGTTGGCGTACCGCTGATACGAGAAAAACGGCGGATCTTTCGATCCCCTCACCTAGCCCATCATTGACTACTTTTAAAGGGGTAGTCAATTTGACTAGACCTTTTGAAAAGTTTGATTTGACTAGATTTCGGCTATAAAAAAAGCCGCTTTGAGCGACTATATTTTTCACCGCTCGTATCAATTCAGGAACGCCAATTCCCGACTTTCTGTTGAAAGTATGAATAGTCTATTTCAAATTTGAGATCTTTGTCAAACATTATTTATTTCCTTTTTGGTACTATTCACTTTTATTTAAGGAGAAATATTATGGGATTTTTTTCAAATTTATTTAAAACAACTAAATCCTCAATAACACCAGCAAAACAGAATAAAATGCTAAGTTATGCAGAAGAACAACTAGAATTACAAATTCAGCAATATGAATCAGAAACCGATCTAATTTATAAAAAGATTAAAGCACCATCTGGCAAAGTTTATAAAGTTGATGTTAGAGTGGAAACTCCTGACCAAAAAGTTTATATAGATCGTCAAGGAATGAATGATTGTGAAGAATTTGAACTTCCTGATTGGTATGAGCGTAAAACTAGTAAGCGTTTAAAAGCATTAATTTTAATGTTTTATACCCCAGAAAGCGGAGTTACTGAACATCGAGCTGTTGAGATTCGTTGCTTTGATATTGAGCAAAATTTATTTTATGGATTTTGTTTTCTCCGAGAAATGTATTTAACATTCCGTTTTGATCGTATTGGAGAAATTGTTGATTTGAATAATGGGAATCAAGCTATTAATAATCTAAAACAATTTTTAATTGAAAAAGTGGAGTTGAAGAAAAAGAAATAGTCCTTAAATCCCATTCCTATATCTGCATACGAAAAAGGTTCTGACACCTTGAGGCAGATAATAAGATAAAAAGGTGTATTATGTCAATATTAACTTACTTTAGGTCTTTCGCAAACTTCCGCATATTGATTGATTTCAGCGACTAATTCCAGTGCTTCATTGTTAATTTTGATAAATTGTTCCAACATTTCAGTGATTTCAGCGGATGTTTTCTTTAAGCTAGTAGCACTAATTCCTTGTAAATGTTGACTAGCATCTATAATTTTTCCAGCGAATATTTCTCGCTTTTCAGTTAATTTTGCTAATTTCTCTTTAGCTTCAATATATCTGCCGAGAGCTTCGTATTTGTTCATTGTTTTCTCCAAATTTTAGGTATAAAAAAAGCCGTTATTAAACGGCTTGTAGTGCGGTTATCTTAGCCGAAAGGGGCGGTGGTGTCAATGCCCTTTTAACGAGGGGCAAGCTCGCCTCTTGTATGCGACTACATCGAGGAGTAAACTGTTCTCTGCGACTACAATTTAATCAAGGAGAACCTTATGAAAAACTATCTAATTTCTTACGACTTATATAAATCGGGTCAAAATTATGATGGGTTGATTAGTTATATCAAAAGCTATTCCGTATGGGCTAAAATTCATCAATCTGTTTGGTACATCAAATCAAATAAATCCTCAGAGCAAATCAGAGATGAGCTTTTGCATTATATTGATCGCAACGATAGCGTGTTTGTCGCAGAGATGAATAATGCAGCTTGGCAAAACTTGCTAAACGGCAATAGTGAATATATCCGTCAAAATTGGGCTAGGTAGCACTGCCTTTTCTATAATCGTAGATATGATCAAATTCTGCATCTAACTTCGAATTTTCTAACTGCTTGATAATTTGAACAGCTAGAATTTCTGCACGTTTGTTGTTTGAGTCAAATTTCACTTTGCGAGTTAAGGTTTCCTGGTCGTCGATTTTGAGTGAAAAGTTAAATTCGATTTTCATTTTATTACCCTCTGTCTTTTTCTAGTTCATTTGCCAATACTGGAGAGGTTCGAACTATCAACCTAGTTAAATATGCTTTATTAAAGGCGACTAGGGTGGGACTCGAACCCACATACTCGGGAATTTAAAATTCCTTAGCGTATCCTCTTGCTTACCCAGTCGTTATTATTTAACGCTTGGCTTTTTTACCTTGCCCAAGCTACAAGGCTTATGGTCACCACAACACATAAGGAATTGATTTTATTTTGTGCTAGCTGTATATTTTTAATACCACAACACAAAATAAGGATTAAGTTATGAAGAAATCAACAGCTGACTTTTTAGCTTATGAATTTGCAAAGGCTCATTATGATAAAGCTGGGTTAAACTTTCATAAAAGTAACGCAAAAGCCATCGGTGAGTTTATTGCCGCACTATCATCTGAATTTCAAGAAAAGCTCGATGATTTTGATAGCGACACCGTAGAAAAATTTAAGAATTTATCAAAATAAACGCTTTCTTAAGTTCTTCTGCAAAATTTAAAACATCACCTCTATCGCATTTTGCGTGATGTAAGATGGTTTCCCAGATTTGTTCTTTAACTTCTTTGGGTAGTTTGTTTTTATTTTCTTCAGCTTCAATAACAGTAATTACTACTTTCATATTTATATCCTTTTATCTGATTAATTCTCTACACCCCAATCTACGTTTCTGTACAGCTCTCACTGTATTAGCACTAGATTTGCCTTTATTGCAGTTGTAATTAGCAATATCGCTTAATTTCTTAGCTTTAACTGGAACATCAATCAAAGCCGCATTAACGCGATTAGACTGCTTTTTATTACATAACTGTTTTTGTCTTTCACCAAGACGTTTTGCTTGTTTTAGCATTTTTGATACTTTCATATCGTTTGCTCCTTTCTCTCTCATTTGAAAGCACACTTACTTGTTTGAATGCGCTTTAAAATAAGTCTTGATTTATGTCGCTAGCACGTGGAGGTCTTAATCAAGTAACCTTAATCCACTTAACCAAATTGTGTCGCAATCACAGACTACTTAATCAATAAGGCTATATTTGATTAACTTGTGATATATAGATTTTTAAAGAGCAGTGAGATGTGTATCTCGTTTTGATGTGTTTATTAAACACTATTTGTGTTTATTTGTAAACACATTAAACACATTTATTTTAAATAAATTGTGTTTATTTGTGTTAAGCGCGTGATTCTAAAAGAAAAATATTTTTGAAATTTTTTGATTAATTGCTGAATTTGTGAGCTATGTCACAGAAAAAGAGAGGGGATTAGTGAGTCAAAAACAAAGCACAAAGGGATTTGTAAATAGAAAATGGGGAAATTTGATTAGCTAATGAATTGAGGGTAAAGAAAAACCGCCACAGCGGGCGGTTTCTTATTTTTTTGTGTGTTGTTGTATCAGTATATCTAATTTATCATCAATAGAATCAACTTTGCTTTCAATATTATCAAGTCTTAATTCTACTTTTGTTAATCGAATATCAATACCATGAATTTTATTTTCAATCTGCTGAAATCGTTGATCTACTTGCTGAAATCGTTGATCTACTTGCTGAAATCGTTGATCTACTTGTGTGAATTTTTCATCTATTTTACAAAACGGGATTCTAATTTACCGTCTATGTTAGAGTAAACGGACCACAACGCTACGCCAGCGGTAACAATCAAACTAATCAATGCGGCACCGCCAGCTCTATAAAATGTCCCTTTAGTTAAATAGTTTGACTTAATAACACTAACATCTAATTCAACGGCTCGTAAACGTTGTTCTAAACTCACTTTCTCAATCTCCTGATTGTTTATTTGTGAGTTATTATGATCCCCACCTGATATTTTTGCAATAGCGGATAATATCACCATATCTTTTGGGTCAAGAATTATTTGTGGTTTCTTTTCCATTTTCCTCAACCCATTTTAAAATACGTTCTCTATCGAAAAATAGTATATTATTACAACAAGAACACGTCACAATAATCACAGATCTTGCTTTTTGATCTAATCTATATTTCATGCCTTCTCTTTCATCAAAGTGTAATGAATGGTATTCTGGAGCAGCAAACTTCACTACTTCATCAGGCAGTGGTTCGATTCTATATGGAATTGTGGGAACGCCAATTATTTTCTCTCCGCATAATTCAGTAAATGTATCGTATCCTTCATGTAAATAATGCTCTTGGCAACTACAAATAGGACAAGTTAAGCTTTTCCCAGTTTGTTCTAAAATAAAAGACACAAATTGCTCAGGTTTAATACGTTTATTATTCATTTATATCCCTTAAAACCAACTAATCACAAAGCACAGACCACCAGAAGACCTACAACAAAACCGAATACCAAAATACTTTCCCAATCACTACAATTTCATCTAGGTTTACTATTTCATCTGGGTATGATGTTGAGTTAAAACTTCTGATCAATACTTGCTCATTTGGCATTTTGTTTAAAATTTTAATGCGCAATAATCCGCCATGATTGATTGCATAGATATTGTTATCACGAATAACTTTATTCCCCATATCTACACCAACAGTTGCTCCATCTGGGATTGCAGGTTCCATTGAGTCACCTTCTGCCACAACACAGACTGCATTTTCATATTGCACACCTTGTCTACGCAATGTTGCTTTAGAAAAGCGCAATTTAAAATTGTTATAGTCCATGATGTCATCTGCAAATCCATTACCAGCAGCAAGCCTAATATCTTGTAAAAATGGTACTTCGATATCTTCGTCATGTAGTGGGGTATTGCGATCCCATAAATCAAATGAGCCAATATCTTTTACGTTGGATTCTACTTTTCCTTGATCACCATATTTCAGCCAATCAAGAGTTACGCCAAGTCCCTCAGCTATTTTTCCTAGAATGTAATCATCCATCTCACGAGTGCCTGCCTCGTAATTACCAATTCTAGATTGGTTCCACCCTATACGTTCACCTAGTTTTGCTTGGCTAAGTCTTAATTCGAGTCTCTTTGACTTAATTCTGTCGATAATTTTGCTCATAAAAACACCTCTTTTGAATTATATAACACATAGCGTGTTTATATAAGTGTTAAAACAAGTTGCTAATTGTGTTTTGGTGTGTTTATAATAAACACGAAATTTGTGTTTGATGTGTTAAGGAAATCGTATGAATAACTTACAAAAATACAGAAAGGAGACAGGCTTGTCTCAAGCTAAATTCGCAAAAGAGATGGGCTGGAAACAGTCAAGAATTGGCAATTATGAAGCTCGTGTGAGAACACCAACTCTTTTTTATGCAAAGGCAATCGTTAGAAAGCTGAATGAGTTAGGCGTTAATTGCTCATTAGATGACATTTTCCCTTCTGTTCAAAACTAACTTACCAACTAACTAAAAAACAATCTTCAAGAAAAAGGAATCTTTTTAATGAACAGTAAGGAAATTCAAAGACTACTACACAGAGACTGTAAAAACAGCTCTGGTGGTATCACATCACTGGCTTACACGCTAGAGAAGTCGCCAAACATTCTTGGCAACAAACTCAACGTGGATTGCGAACAGAACCAATTGAGCTTTATCGAGGCAATTGAATTAATCGCCACCGTTCAAAGCAAGAAGACGATCTCAGCAATAGCAGCACAAATCGATCACATCGTTGTGCCTATGCCTAGATGTGCTGATTGCGGTCAAGACGTTCTAGCAAGATTTCTAGATATTGCGGAATCAAGCGGAAGAATTGGCAAGGAGATTAAAAGTGCGGTGAGTTCTGATTCAGAGCTTGGACGTAATTTATCTCAACGTGAGAAACAAAGAATCTTAGCAGAAGTGGAGCAGTTAATTGAGCAAGCTATCTGTTTGAAGATGGAATTAGGGCAATAAAAAACCACCGTAGGAGCGGTGGTCTTTAACAAAGTTAAACTACGAAAGGTACTTCCGATGAATCAATTATTAAACATCCAAAACGAAAAGTCAATCATCACGATGAGCAGTCGTGAGATTGCGTCATTAATTAACAAAAATCATAGCGACCTATGTCGTTCAATCGAAAGATTAATGGTAAAGGGCGTAATTAGGGGGTATCAGCCAATGGCTTACACCCACCCTCAAGAACACGGTCACAATTACACGCAAACAAGAGTAACAAGCAAGGGGATTGAATATATCGCGTCACGTTACGCTTCGGAGTTGATGTTATGAATAATAAATTTATTCCAAATTCTTTCCAAGTGCCTAACGTGATTGTTGATGAGTTAATTGCTGACATGAAAGAAGCAGAATTAAAGTGTTTTTTATTAGTTATTCGTAAGACGACTGGATGGCAAAAAGAAATGGATGCCATTTCAGTATCTCAATTCATGGTAGCTTTGAAATTAAGCAAACAATCTGTCATTTCTGGATGTGATCGCCTTATTGAAAAAGGTCTTTTAATCAAGACTAAGGGATTTCGCAACACTAATGTGTTCTCTCTTGACTGGTCTAAAATTTTGACAAGTCAAGAAAATAGACGTGTCAAAAATTTAGACACGACTGGTCAAAATTTTAGACAAGATCATGTCAAAAATTTAGACACACAAAATAACACTATACAAAATATTAATAATAACCCCCCTATACCCCCCTTATGTGATCCGTTACCTGCTGAACAAGAGAGCAAACGTGAGCATGGTACTCAGAAATTTAATCCTGAAAACGTTGTATTACCAAATTATGTCGATCGTGATGTTTGGATTGCTTACTGTCGGATGAGAAAAGCCAAGGGGAAAGGCGCAATGATTCAAACAGAGAAGACAGTTGAGCTTTGCTTGAAAAACTTAGAAAAATTTAGCGGAAAGGATCCTGAAAAAGCTACCGCCGTTTTAGAACAGTCGATCGCTAATACTTGGACTGGATTATTTGCTTTGAAAGTTGAATTCAACAAGTCATCTGGTGCTGTAAATGCTCATGATAAATCTGGTGCGTGGGCGGTTGGTCGAACTATCACAATAAAACGTGGGGTGGCGAAATGAAATCAGCGTCAGAACTTGTCAAGCGAGGTCTTGTTGGCAAACAAGCAAACTATCAAATACCTAGCGCTGCAAAAGTCGAGATTACACCTCAGGCTGTAATGGTGATGGATAAATTATTTGATGAATTAACCGCTATCTGTACGGCATGGCATAAAACATTGCCAAGTGATCAGTCTGTGGCAAATTTTAAATCGATTTGGATTGAAGAAATCATTAACGCAAATATTAGAAACTGGAATGTTCTTGTTTTCGGTATTGAACGTTGCAAGCGAGAAAAAAGCCCTTTTCTGCCAAGTCTTGGACAGTTTATCGAGTGGTGCAAAGAGGGAGAATTAGAGAGTAAAGGCATTCCATCGGTCGAAGAATTACTTGAAAGAATCAAGCAGTACTCACGCTTTCACGGATTCGATAATCAGCATGAATTTCAATTCAAGAATAACGTTGAACAATATCTCATCTTTGACTTGTATTGTCGAAATAAAGAATTTGGTTGGAGTGCGGAAGAATTGAGAAAGCATGCAAAATCATTCTTGAAAGCAACTGCTGAAAAGCTAGCAAGAGGTGAAGAATTGCCAGAGTTAGCGTTAGCACTACCAGAAAAAGCTAGCTTTATCTCTCCAGAAGAACAGAAAAAAATTAACTTAAACGGGATTGCACTAGCACGAGCAGCATTGAAGGGGGATTTTTAAGATATGGAAATTCAATTCAACAAAGACCATTACAGAACGCCAAAATATGTTTTCAACTGGTTAGATCGTCGTTTTTACTTCTTAATTGATGGCTGCGCCAGTGAGCATAACGCACGTTGTCCTAACTACATTGGTGATGGTGTGAATGCAATTGCTGAGGACTTTTTGAACTTTGATCATATTGAACAAGTTATTGAGTTTGCAGAACCAAGTTTGCGTTTCTTTGTCAATCCGCCTTATTCAAATCCATTACCTTTTGTTCAACGTGCAGCGGAATTGATGAAAGAAGGTAATTTAGTAGTGATGTTGCTACCAGCAGACAAATCTACAAAGTGGTATCAGGTGATTCAGGATAACGCCACCGAAGTGATCGACATTGTGGGCGGTCGCATTAACTTCTTACACCCTGTTAGTGGCGAAGAAATAAAAGGCAATAATAAAGGTTCAATGGTGGCTGTGTTTGATCCAACAATGCAAGGTTTTGTTACCCGTAGTGTTTCTTTGGATTTTGTAAAAGAGGTAGGGTGCTATGGAAATTAAAAACCAATTCTTCTTACGCTCAGAACAAGTGCGGTTAAATGCGATTGAATTCATTAAAACGTTACCTTTACCAAAAATCGTAAAAGACGAGAAAGGCAATGAGATAGAAACAAATCCATTAGTGATTGATATTAAGCCAAGAACACGCAATCTCGAGCAAAACGCCAAATTCCATGCTATGTGCCAAGAAGTGGCTAATCAGCTTGAATTCATGGGTAGAAAGCTCACGATGGAGCAATGGAAAGTGCTGTTTATTTCAGGTCATGCGATGGCCACCAATGAAAAAGCAGATGTTGTACCAGGTCTAGAGGGTGAGTTCGTAAACATTCGTGAAAGCTCAGCAAAAATGAGTGTTAAACGTATGGCAAGTCTAATTGAGTATGTAACAGCTTATGGCATTAGTCATGGTGTTAGATTTAACGACAGATACGGATTTTGGGGGAAATAATGGATGATTTTTTAATTGTAACTGTGTCACTAGGAATGTTGTTTTTGGGCTGCATGTTGATGGGTGATTTTCTATGAAGACGGAGTACAAATGCCCTAAATGCGGTGGTGAGCTTTCTGATTTGTGGGATGGTGAGCCTGTAAGTGCTTTTATCGGTGAGTGGAGTGACGATCGTTTTCGCTGTGAGGGTAGAGTTGTCGCAGTGGGAATTATGGGGGCACAACGCACGAAATCTTGTGGATATTTGGGGTTAGAAGATTTAGGCGTGGAGTATAGAGAAGATGACTAAAAAAACAAAACCTCTAAATCGAAAATGTAAAATCTGTGGCGAAAAATTCCAAACCAACTTCTTTAATGTGCAATGGTGCAGCCCAGAATGTGGCGTTAAGTTAGCAAGACAGCGATTAGAAAGAGAGAAAGAAAAAGCAGCCAAAAAACGTGAAAAGGAAGAGAAAAAACGAATTAAAGAAACTAAAGAGAGAATGAAAACCACAACAACATTGCTCTCTGAAACACAAAGTGCAGTTAATAAGTACATCCGACTAAGAGATAGAAATAAGTGTTGCATTTCATGCGGAAAACCACTTATAGCAGAGAAATTAGGCGGTGGGTTTGATGCTGGGCATTATCGCAGTCGAGGTAGTGCGCCACACTTACGGTTTTACACATTGAATATTCACGGTCAATGTAAAAAGTGCAATCGCTATCACGGAGGAAATTATAATCAATTCAGAATTGGCTTAATTGAACGTCTAGGTATTGAGAAAGTCGAGCAAATAGAAGCGGACCAAAGACCAAGACATTACTCAAAAGATGACTTGAGACGGATTAAAAAAATCTTCAATAAAAAAGCAAGAATGTTGGAAAAGCGTAAGGGGTTTTAAAGTGAGCGATAAATTATTAGAAAAACCAAGAAAAGAATGGATTCAAAACCACTTGGACGCTTGGGGAGCTTGGGCTTTTAATGGTTTAGATTTTGACGGGCAGACAAACATTATTGCGAAACTAATGCTGGAGGCAAATGGGAATAAAAATTCAAAGCAAGATAGAAAGATGTGTGATGACGAACTAGGGTTAGTGATTAGTTCTGTTATAGGGCATTGTATCAAAACGCCATCTCCAGAAGACTATAAGTATATCGAGGCTAAATATATATTTAATTTATCCAATTACTCAATAGCTCAATTTCAACACGCAAAAGATAAGTCTATTTCATTTAATGCTTGGTATAAAAGAATTAATCAAAGCATAGACTCATCAGAATGGATAATTGCTAAGTTTCTTGATTATGCTCTTAAAAATCACAAAAATGCAGACAAATTGCAAAAGTTTGCTTTTAACGTGTAAAAAGTATTGACTCTGGTGTAGTTTTCATATATCGTATGAGTTAATGGTGGTCGTAGTGTAAGTATGATTCACCGCAGGGGTAAGAGCTGGCGCTCAGGTGTGGCTTACACACTCCCAAAAAACGTTCGATTCGTTTACTTATCCCATTCAACAAAACCTAGCCTCAACGCTAGGTGTTTTTTTTGGACAGTTAACTCAGTTGGTAGAGTGGCTGGCTGTTAACCAGTATGTCGCAGGTTCAAATCCCGCACTGTCCGCCAAATTCACAAGCTCAGTCTTAACGGACTGGGCTTTTTTATTGCCCCAAAAGCAAGGGGGTGGAGATTATGAAAATGAAAGATGCTGGGACGCAATCATATATCTGGTCAGGGTTTGGCGCTTTCTTTGCACTTCTCTCACTTCAAGAATGGCTGGCAGTTATCAGTTTGACTGTTGGTGTAATTACTATGCTTGTTAACTCTTATTACAAGAAGAAAGAAAATGAGAGAAAAAACGCAGAAAAAGTGCGACTTGAAGAGCTTCATAAGTTAAGAGTTGAACGCATGAGAATAAAACTCGAAAAAGAAAAAGCGGGGCTTGTTAAATGAAACACGTTAAGAAGATAACGGCTTGTTCTGTTGCAATGATTATCGCTGTTGTCATGTCCGATCACTCAACTGAGATTCGCACCGGTGAACGTGGACTAGAAATCATTGGTAATGCTGAGGGCTGCGCTCGTGAGCCTTATAGATGCCCTGCTGATGTTCTAACGGTTGGTATTGGCTCAACAGAATTAAGCGGACTTCAAATTGAACGTAAAAAATATTCAGATGAAGAAATTGCTCAACGTTGGGTAAATGACATTAAGGTTGCAGAGAAATGTGTTAATGACTGGGCAAACGGGAAGAATTTGCCGCAAGGTGCATTTGAGGCAATAGTGTCAATCACATTTAATGTCGGATGTTCTAAGCTTAAGCATTCTACATTGTTTAAGCACGCTAAAAATGGTGATATTCAAGCAATGTGCGATCAATTTCCACGCTGGAAATACGCTAACGGTAAAGTATTACGTGGACTTGAAATCCGCAGACAAAAGGAACGTGAGCTATGTTTAGCCGACTTACACAAATCTTGATCGTCGTAATTTTGGGCTTGTGTGTCGCGTTGTGGTTCCAGTTCCAATCTATTTCTAACTTAAAAGCCAAAAACACTACTCAAGCCCAAATCATTTCACAGCAAAGTGAAAGTATAAAATCACTTAAACAGCAAGAAGAAATCAACAGACAGCTAACGCTTGAGATTAGCAGATTAGAAAGTGAATCACGGAGTAAATCAGATGAAGCAATTAATTCTATTTCACATGATGAAAAGAGTGCTGACGCTTACAATGCTAGCGCTCCTCGTTCTATTGTTGACTTCTTGCGCCAGTAAACCCGTAGCGAAAGTATGCCCTGCAATTCCAGCAGCATTACTCGCTCATTTAGATAAAACAGGTTTTAACGGTAATACTTACGGTGACGTTTCAAAGTACGCAGTGATACTCAAACGTGAAAGAGATGTTTGCTTAAATCGAGTTGATAAGATTCGAGAGTGGCAGAAAGAAGATTTAAATAAGTGAAAAGGGGTGATCCCCTTTTCTTTTATAGAATAAGCTGTTCTGGTTTACAGTTATAAATTGCTGCTAAACGTTCACAAGTTTTTTGTTGTGGTTTAGATCCTTTTTTCTCTGCTTGAGAAATTGATGATTGAGTTAACCCAGTTTTAACTGCTACATCATATTGTGATAATCCACGATATACGCGCCACGCAGCTAATAAACTTAAGTCTTGATCAAACATAATATTAATAACTTCGTTTGGCACTGTTTCATTATCTGTATGATCTGATTGATAGGGTACATCTTGAAAAATTAAATCATCATCAAGTGCAGTCAAGCGTTTAAACTCTTCGATTGGCAAGACTACAAATTGTGGTTTGCCATTTGTATCGTTTATATATTGTAGTTTCATGAGATCTCCTTTAGTGGGGATTTCTCCCCACTTTATTAATAGGTTGTTGATGTTCTGCGTTTAACTGTTTGTATATTGATTATTCTAGGTTCACCGTCGATTACTTCAAACAAAACTCTGTAATCACCTACCCTTAATCTGTACTGGTTATCTTTACCTGACATCTTTTTTAAATCTAACTTGACATCGGGAAAGGTGTTTAACGCGTTCACTTTTTCTCTAATTGACTTCACATATCTTTGGTCTATTGAAAGCAGTTGCTTAATTGCTTTCTTAGTCCAGCTAATCTGATTCATTTAATCTCCTTTTTAAAGAACAAGTATCTTTCGATGATTAGATAATAAGATATATATCTTATATTGTCAATATTTTTTTAGAAAAAAATCTAATTATTTTCAATTTTTCTAATCATTGTTTGATAAAAATAATTATCGAAAGGTACTCCTGACGGGAGTGGGCTTTCCGCGGGGTTGGGCGCTCGCGGTTTTCGGCAGTTTTTCGAATTTTCAGTCATCATCATCATCCGGGTTTTTGTTGCATTTTTAATCAGTTTTTCAGACTTTTAATCAGTGGGTTTTTTAGATTATGGATAATTTATTCGACATAAAATTAAACATAAATCAGATAGCTGAACTGGTCGGAATGCACCGCCAGACGGTATCTCAACGGCTCGCTGGGCTAACGCCAGCAAGCGGCAGCAATTCAAAATTAAAACTCTATTTACTTTCGGATCTTATTCGATCTGGATTATCAGAAAAGATGTCGATAGATGTCGATTCACTAGTACCAGTTGATCGCAAAGCATTTTGGCAAGCTGAAAATGAAAGGCTTAAGTATGAGCGAGAGACTGGTCAATTAATTCCAGCTTTTGAAGTTGCACAAGAAATGAGTGCATTCGCAAAAGCAACTGTTCAAACATTAGAAACATTGCCAGATATTTTAGAACGTGATGCAGGTCTTACACCAAAAGCACTCGTGCTAGTACAACAGATCATCGATGATGTTCGAGATCAAATGGCACTGCGGATTCAGCAAAACGAAAGCAACGATCAAGGATAACAAATGTATGCATCAGCAAGAGATATTAGACGTGACATTGCGAACTCAGTAAAAGCACCGCGTCGAATGAAAATATCAGAAGCCGTTGCTACATATATGCGTGTGCCGGTTGGCGGTGGGAACTCTGTTAAATGGGACAAGAACACTGCGGCATATATGCTTGAGCCGATGGACTGTCTTAATTCTCGAGAGTATGACGCTGTCATTTTTGTCGGGCCAGCACGAACAGGGAAAACTATCGGATTAATTGACGGTTGGATCGCTTATTCAATTGTTTGCGATCCGTCCGACTTCTTACTTGTTCAATTAACGCAAGATAAAGCGAGTGAACATAGTCGAAAAAGACTAGACCGCACTTTCCGTTGCTCGCCTGAAATTGCTAAGCGGTTAAGTCCGCGAAAGAATGACAACAACGTATACGATAAATATTTCCGCGCTGGAAATCTGTTAAAAATTGGTTGGCCGTCTATCAACGTGCTTTCTTCTTCGGATTACAAATACGTTGCACTGACAGATTACGATCGCTGGCCAGAAGATGTGGACGGTGAAGGTGACGGCTTTTCACTTGCGTCAAAACGTACAACGACTTTTATGTCATCGGGCATGACACTTGTCGAAAGTTCACCGGGTAAAGACATTAAAGATGTAAAACATCGTGTAGGTTCTACACATGAAGCACCTCCAACAACTGGTATTTTGAGTTTGTACAATCGAGGTGATAGACGTCGATTTTACTGGCCATGTCCACATTGCAAAGAATATTTCGAACCGAGCATGTCCAACATGGTTGGCTATCGCGATGATCCCGATTTTGTCAAAGCAAGTGAAAACGCGAGGTTGCAGTGTCCGCATTGCCAGAACTTAATCGAACCATCGCTAAAACGTGAATTAAATATTAAAGGTGTTTGGCTAAAAGAAGGTCAAACAATAGATAAAAAAGGACAAATCAAGGGTGCAGGTAGAAACTCGAGAATTGCATCTTTTTGGCTTGAAGGTCCAGCGGCTGCATACCAAACTTGGGCGCAGTTAACGTATAAACTTCTTAACGCAGAGCAAGAGTTCGAGCGCACGGGAAGTGAGGAAACATTAAAAGCCGTCATTAACACTGACTGGGGTTTGCCTTATCTCCCTCGTTCAGCACTTGAGCAACGACGATCTGATGAATTAATGGAACGTCGCGAAGAAGTCGAAGAAAAAACAGTGCCGGCAAATTGCCGGTTTTTAATTGCTGCAGTGGACGTACAAGGCGGCAAAAAACGTCGCTTTGTTGTTCAGATCGTGGGCTATGGTGAAAGTGGTGAACGTTGGCTAATTGATCGTTACAACATCTCTTTTACTCGACCTGATGAACACGGTGAAACGAAAGAGATTGATCCGCGGATTCCTGAAGACTGGGACATTCTTATTTCTGATGTGCTCGAAAAGAAATACCCGCTTTCTTATAACAAGAATCACCTAATGCCGATCTTAGCAATGGCGGTGGATAGTGGTGGTGAAGAAGGTGTAACGGATAACGCGTATAAATTCTGGCGACGTTGCAGACGTAACGGCAAATCTAAACAGGTTTATCTTGTTAAAGGTGATTCAACGAAACGCCAGAAATTAATTACAAAAAGCTATCCGGATAATACTACGCGCTCAGATCGTCGCGCGTCCGCACGTGGAGATGTGCCACTTTATTTACTTCAAACTGACTTGTTAAAAGATCGAATTAATAACGCCCTCGCACGTGAAACTGCGGGGGCTAATTATATTCACTTTCCAGAATGGATTGGTGAGTGGTTTTTTAATGAATTGACGTATGAAGAAAGAGGACCTGACGGCAAGTGGCGAAAACCGGGTAAAGGCAATAACGAAGCCTTTGACTTGTTTTGCTACGCCCACGCCATTGCTATTTTGCGAGGTTATGAGCGGATCAAATGGGGCGATGAAAAAGACGTGCCGACTTGGGCGAGATTACCTGAAATTAATTCCGAAGTGATTCGCAATGATCCTGTTTCACGAAATGCGCAAAGCAACATTGTAGAAGAAGTTTTACCGAAGCAATCAAAACCACGAGCAAAGAAAAAAAGTAGTTTTCTTGGTGGTGGAAAATCTGGGGGGTGGTTGTGATCTACACAGCAGAAGAACTAAAACAAAAGATAAAAGCACTTGATGAAAAGATCGAAAACGCGCAAAGCCAAGTGAGTTTTAACGGAAGATCGGTCAGTTTTCAGATTAGTGAATTATCGAAACAAAGAGATCGTTATCAAGCAATGCTTGAACAGCTACTAGCAGAAACAGGACAACGATCTAAAAAACACCGAATTAAATTTGCGAGATTTGTATGAAATTAATTGAAAAAATCATTGCAGAGATTTCACCCGGTTGGGCGGCTCAACGTGCACGATCTCGCTTGGTGTTTAATGCTTATGAAGCTGCTATGCCGAACCGAACGCATAAAGCAAAACGTGAGAAAAGCGCAGCAAATACTAGCGTTAAACAAAGCGCTGTCAGTTTACGCAAACAAGCCAGAGCATTAGATCAAGATCACGATATTGTTATCGGGATTTTAGATAAGCTGGAAGAACGTGTAATTGGTTCAAAAGGCATTCATATTGAACCGCAACCGCTTAATTTAGATGGTGAAGTAAACGAAGAATTAGCGGAACAGATTCGAACAAAGTGGGCTGAATGGTCCGTATCGCCTGATGTGACGGGAATGTACACGCGACCAATGCTAGAGCGGATGTTGTTGCGGACGTGGTTACGTGATGGTGAAGTGTTTTTACAGTTAGTGCGCGGTAAAGTCTACGGATTGGAATACAACACGAAAACACAGTTTGCACTTGAAGCATTAGAACCTGATTTCATTCCTATGAATAGTGATCAATCTAGCAGACTGGTGCAAGGTGTACATCTTAACGCTTGGAGAAAGCCTATTGCTTATCAAGTCTTCCTTGATAATCCTCAAGAATCGGTCAAAACATACGGCAAAGTGAAAACTGTTCAAGCTGAAAATATGTTGCATCTTGCATTTCGTAAGCGACTTCATCAGTTGCGTGGTATTTCAATGTTGCACGGCGTAATGATTCGACTTGCTGATTTAAAAAACTATGAAGAATCAGAACGTGTTGCAGCAAGAATTGCCGCCGCTTTCACGATGTATATTAAAAAAGGTGATGCGCAAGTTTACGGTTCTGAAGAATTTGATAATAGAAATAGTGATTCTGAGCAACGCGATTTTGAAATTGCCCCCGGTGCGATCATTGATGATTTAAAACCGGGCGAAGATATCGGATTGATTAATTCTAATCGTCCAAATGTCAATCTTGAAAACTTCCGCAATGGTCAGTTGAGAGCAACGGCAGCGGGTACACGCTCAAGTTATTCAAGTATTGCGCGAGATTATAACGGCACATACTCAAGTCAACGCCAAGAGCTGGTGGAAAGCTTTGAAGGCTATGCCGTTTTACAAGATCATTTTGTCGCGCATATTTCACGACCGATTTATCGCGAATGGTTAAAAATGGCGATCTTATGCGGTGAAATCAAAGTGCCATTAGAAGTAGATCAATCAATGCTATTTAACGCGGTTTATTCAGGTCCGGTTATGCCTTGGATTGATCCAATGAAAGAAGCGCAAGCGTGGGCTACGCGCATTCGTGGCGGTCTAGCAACAGAAAGCCAAGCAGTAAGAGCGAGCGGACATAATCCGGCAGAAGTGAAACGCAGACGTGTGGTGGAAGTTCAAGAAAACCGCGAGAAAGGTTTGAAATTCGACACAGATTTAACTAATACACAATCACAAGGAAATAAACATGAAGAAAAAAACAGCGATGACACTGACAGTGGCGATGGCGGCGGCAAGCGTTCAGATGAATAACGATACGCAGAGCTGGTTTTCAATCAAAGCGGGTGCAAATGACACAGCCGAAATTTCAATTTATGACGAGATCGGTTGCTGGGGAATTAGTGCGAAAGCGTTCGCAAAACAATTGAAAGATCTTGGGAATGTGAAAAAAATTAATCTTCACATTCACTCTCCGGGCGGTTCAGTATTTGACGGCATGGCGATCTTCAATTTACTGAATAATCACACAGCAAAGAAAATTGTGTATATCGACGGATTAGCCGCTTCAATGGCAAGTGTTATCGCAATGGTGGGTGATGTTGTCATTATGCCAGAAAACGCCATGATGATGATTCACAAGCCTTGGGGAATTCAGGGTGGTGATGCCGAAGATATGCGCAAGTACGCAGATTTACTCGATAAAATCGAGGAAACACTTATTTCCGCTTATACCAAGAAAACAGGTAAAAGTGCGGAAGAATTAGCAGAAATGCTAGCAGAAGAAACATGGCTCAATGGTAAAGAATGCGTTGAACACGGTTTCGCAGATCAATTTGTCGAGCCTGTCAAGGCGATGGCAACACTTAATTCAAAACGTTTAGAGGAGTTCTCAAATATGCCAAAAGCAGTAAAAGAAATGTTGTTCTCGCCAAAAGCTCAGGCAGCAACACAAACACAAAAAGCAGAAGTGAATACTCAACCAGAAAAGGTTGTTGATAATTCTGCTGAAATTAAAGCACAAGCCGAAAAACGCATTGCAGATATTAAATCAGTATTTGCACCGTTTTCTGATCAACAAGACTTACTTATCGAATGCTTATCAGATGTGAATATCACTGCAGAACAAGCAAAAGATAAATTACTTGCGAAACTCGGTGCGAATACAACACCAAGTGCCAATGGCGGTTATGTTGATAACGGTAACATCGTTGGCGATAGCGTTAAAAACTCATTGTTAGCGCGTGCTGGTAAAGCAGAAATTGAGAAAGACAACGCATACAACGGCATGACATTACGCGAATTAGCACGTGCGTCAATCGCAGATCGTGGCGTGAGTATCAGCGGTATGAATGCGATGAGCATTGTTGGGTTGGCATTTACTCATTCTTCTAGTGACTTCGGTTCTATCTTGTTAGATGTGGCACACAAATCAGTGTTAGAGGGCTGGTCTGTGGCAACGGATAACTTTGACAAGTTCACAACAAAAGGATCGGTTTCTGACTTCCGCAAACACAACCGTGTTGGCTTAACTGAATTCGGATCACTTCCAGTTGTGAGTGAAGGTGAAGAATACACATACGGCACAATTGGTGATAAACAAGTTGCTGTTGCTATTGCAACATACGGTAAGCTGTTCTCTATCACTCGCCAAGCAATCATCAACGATGATATGAGCATGTTAACGCGAATCCCATTCTTAATGGGTAAAGCTGCTCGCGCGACGGTTGCTAAACTTGTGTACAACTTGATTACATCAAACGGCAAATGGCAAGACGGAAAAGTGTTGTTTAGTGCAGAACGTAAAAACTTGTTGACTGGTTCCGGCACTAAAATGGATGTGACGACTATCGATAAAGCTATTCAATTAATGAATGGTCACTTGGATGGCGATAAACAGCCGTTGTTGATTGAGCCTGAATTCTTGCTTGCGCCAACATCTCTCGCAACAAAAGCAAAACAAGTTGTTGGCTCAACAAGTGTAGAAGGTGCAGACACTAACTCTGGAATTATCAATCCAATTAACAACTTCGCAGAAGTGATTAAATCGCAACATTTACAAGTTGCCGATGCAGTGTCTTGGTATTTAATCAACTCTCAAGCAATTGAAGTTAACTACTTAGACGGTGCAGATCAACCGTATCTTGAACAGCAAGACGGTTTCACTGTTGATGGCGTAGTAAGTAAAGTTCGCATTGACGCGGGTGTAGATGTCATTGATCCACGCGGTATCGTGAAAGTAACCAACCAAGGCTAATCAAGCGTAATTTCAAGCCGCACTCTAAAAAAGTGCGGTTTCTTTTTTATCAAAAATAGGATCTAAAAATCATGGCTAAAAATTACATTCAAGATGGCGATACGCTACGTTTTACAGCTAAAAAAGCGGTGAAAAGTGGTGATGTAGTAGTTGTGGGCGAAATCGTCGGTGTGGCAATCACTGATGTTGAAAACAAAGCACAGGGCGTTTTACGTGTTACTGGCGTTTTCACAGTGAAAGCGAAACAAGCCGACAACATCGAAAAAGGTGCGGTGCTGTACTGGGATGAAAGTGCCGGCGAAGCGACTACAACTAAAGGTTCGCATAAAGTGCTAGGTAAAGCATGGAGCGATTCGGGTACATCATCTACTGAAGTTGATGTAAAACTCAATGTCTAGTCCATTCGATCAAGCGTTGGCATCAGCGGATCAAGCGATTGAAAAAACGATGATGTCAACGTATCTAATTAACAATGAAGAATATCAAGCTGTTTATGACGAAACGCCAAAAGAATTCGAACCGATGAATGGTGTTGTTCGCACGCTCACTTTGTATAAAAAACAAGGGTATGAGCCTAGAAAGAATGATGTCGTACAAATTGGTGATGTGGAATATCTTGTTACAAGTTTCACGATCAATGACGGCTTGATTATTCTTCAATTAGAAGAGAATGCGAAATACTAATGGCTTTTGAAGATGACATTAAACAAGCGCAAAAAAAGCTTGAAAATCTGAATAAAAAAGCAGTGCCGAAAGCGACATCAAGGGCTATTAACAAAGTCGGCTCAAAAGTGCTGGTGCGCAGTATTGCTACTGCTGCGAAAGAAGCAGATGTGCCGAAAAAGTTAATTAAAGGACGGGCAAAGCTTGAAAAAGCCAAGCCATCTCGTTTGTCTGCGTACATTAAAGTTAACCGTGGCAACCTCCCCGCTATTCGAATTGTGGCGGGGAAAGGCAGTCCGTTTTTAACACGCGGTAAGCGACGCGGACAATTAAAAGTCGGTAAACGCTTTTATGAGCGCGCTTTTATTCAGAAATTAGCGAATGGTCGCGTTCATGTTTTGCAACGTAAAGGAAAAGCGCGCTATCCGATCGATGTTGTCAAAATTCCTTTAGTTAAGCCGCTCACTGAAGCTTTCGAGAGTGAAGTAAAAAAAGCACTCGAATCAGAAATGCCGAAAGAGATGAAAGCGGCACTGGAACATCAAATTAAACTTGTGGTGAAGAATAAATGAAAATTCATACAGAGATCAGAAAGAAACTTGTTGCTGACATCTCAAAGCGTTTCAAGAGAGTGAAAGAAGTGATCAATGGTAAACCGTCGTTTGTTGACATTGAAAACAACTCACCGGTGGTGGCGGTATTTATCAGTAACGTAACACCAACGGGTTATCTTGATGAAACAAACAGTGGGATTTTACACATCTATTTGATGATGAAATCCGCTGCGCGTGAAGACAGTCTTGATAAGTTAGCACAAGAAATTCTCGATTCAAATATTGTTGAATCTTCATTATCTAGTCTAACTGAAAGCGTGGTTTTCTCGTCTTTTGACTACGATCAAGATGAAGAAAGCGGAACGTGGATCGCGGCTGATATTCAATTCACTATCACTTACACATTCGGAGATCAAGAATGAGTACAAATAAAAAAATCACACCAATGAAAGGTGCTGGCACACTATTCTATCGTTTGAAAAGCGAAAAAGAAGCAACTGTGGTTGCGGGCGGTGTGTTGCAAGTTAACGAAGTTAAAAAAGACGCTAACTGGGATCGCATTGCGAAAATCAAAGAGTTGCAACCGGGCGAAATCACAGCGGAAAGTTATGAAGATAACTACTTAGACGACGCCAACGCAGAATGGAAAGGCACATCACAAGGTGCGAAGTCTGCCGGTGAAACATCAATCACGCTTGCGTGGTTGCCGGGCGATACTGCACAACAAGCGATTGTTGGCGACTTCGATTCAGGCAAGAAAACTTACTACATGGTGAAATATCCTAACGGTACACGCGATGTCTATTATGCATGGGTATCTTCACTTGGTAAGACGGTGCCGCAAAACGAAACAATGACACGCACGATCAAGTTAACAAATGTCGGAAAACCGTCATTAGCAGAAAACAACAACGCTGGGGATGAATAATCATGTTGAAGAAAGTTGAGTTCACACTAAACGGTGCAGCAATTCAGTTGTCCGCAATCTCTGCGCTAGACTATCTCAATTATGTTGAATACATGAACGAGTTAGATAAGCCAGAAAACGTTGCAGAATCGGACACAGAAAAAGAATTGCATCGCAAGCTAAATCAAGCGAACAAGTTAAATCTGTTGGTTAATACTCGCTTGATTGCGATTTCTATGTCTTACGCAGAAAAAGAAAAGACAGTTGATGAAATCCAAGATCATCTACTGAATAACTTCACACACACAGACATTCTAACGTTACTTGATAAAGTACAAGATGTTTGTGAATTTCCGAAAGTCGAAAAATCGGAAGATGACGAAGTGGAAAGTGGTGAACAAAAAAACGTTTAGAAGCTGAACTCAACTTTATTCTGAAGTTAGCGCATGAGTTTAGACGACCAGACTTTAAAAGAATGCTCCGAGATATGTCTGTTTCGGAGTATTTTTTTTGGTGTAAATACTTCGGAAAAAGACCATTTATGTTAGAGATGATCGACTATGCGCAGTCGTCGATCTTGAGTTCAGCTTATAACGTTGCTGCGGGTAAAGCTATTTCAAGTGCACAAGACTTTTCTGTGTTAAATCATGTTGTTAGAAATAGCGAAATGACAGATGCACAAATTGAAGACGCAAGCGGCGCAACTGCAGGAGTATTGAGAATTGAATCAGATTAGCAATTTAAAAATCAAGTTGACTGCTGAAACAGCGAAATTCACTGAAGAAATCAACAAAGCGATAAATTCGCTTGGAAAACTTGGTAAAGCTAAGGGCAGTATTGATTTAACGAAAGTCGCACTGCGTGGATTAGCTGTCACTGCTGGGGTTGTTGCCACTGCATTTGCCGCAGTTTCTGCGGCCGCAGTGCAAGGAATTAGCATTTATGCAGAAACAGAACGCTATATGGCGCGCACCGAAGCGCAATTAAAAGCGACTGGTGCGGCTGTCGGTTTTACTGCGAGCGAGTTAGATAAGTTTGCTCGATCTGTCGCGATGAACACACTTGCAAGCACAGACGGCATTCGCAATGCAATGTCCGTTTTAATGACGTTTAAAAGCGTAACCGGTGATATTTTTAAACAGACGATCAGTCTTGCGCAAGACTTAGCGGAAGTGTTTAAAACAGATGTTGCGAGCGAAGCTAGAAACCTTGGGCGTGCGTTAGAAACACCAACCGAAGCGGTATCAATTCTGAAAAGAAAAGGGATCGAACTCTCGGAATCACAGCAAGAATTAATTAAAAAATTCGTTGAATCTGGTGAAAAAGCTAAGGCACAAGAATTAATTCTACACGAATTACAAAAACGCGTTGGTGGTGCCGGTCAAGCAGCAGCTAACGACACAGTAACTGGCGCACTTGATACTCTCGGTCAAGTTACTCAAGAACTAAAAGAAGAATTTGCGAAAGCGACTGGCATTACAGATATTTTTAAAAAATCTGTAAATGGTTTAGCAAAAGCATTTATCTGGTTAAGGGAAAAAATTGCTGGCCCATCTGATATGGAAGCTTATGTTAATGAGCTCGAACAATCTATTAAAAAAAATGAAGAGTTATTAAAGTTAAAAAAACAACAAGCTTTATTAGCTTCAAGCACTCAGTATTGGTCTACCTCATCAAATGATGCGGAAATTCAGCGATTAGAAAATGGATTAGCTAGACAAAGAGGAATATTGGCGGAAGCTAGAGCTAAACTAGAAGAACAAGAGAAGAAAGCACTAGCTCAACAAAATGAAGCACTTAAAATCCAAGCTGATAATGAACTTAAAGAAAGACAACAAGCGAGTGCTGCATCTATTAATGAGTTAAATAAACGCTTGGCAACTCGTAGAGAAAAACTCGATGCTCAATATAATAAAGATATAAAAATGATTGAGTCGCTCACGCTGAGCAAGGAGCAAATTGAGGAACAAGGCTTTCAAAACATTGAGGCATTGCGCAAGGCTCATATTGAGAAAGTGACTAAGCAGTATAATGCAGAAAAAGCAGAACTGGATAAGTTAGAAAGTAAAAAAGTCGCTACTGCAAAATCATCATATCAAGATCAGCTTTCTGCATTAGATCTTCGCTATGCAACTGAAACACAAAAGATTGAATTAAATCATCAGTTACAGATTAAAAAAATTCAGCAAATGTCTATCTCTGAAAAAGACGCGCGCGCGAAAGGTTTTTCATCTGCACTTGAGTTACGTAAGCACTATCTTGCATTAGAGAATCAAGCTTTTGATAAAGCGATGACTGATCAAAAAGAGAAAATCAGACGTGAAGAACAAGAACGTTCTGATAAAGTGCGGTCGTTTTTTAACGAAATTCGCGGAAGTGGGAATGATCAGTATGTTCAAAATGACATTATTCGTGATGAACAACTTGCGAAAGCAGAAGAAATGCACAAGCAACAGTTGTTAAGTGTTGAAGAATTTGAAAAGGCAAAAGCGACAATTGAAGATGCGTACAGACAGCGCAAAGAGGATTTAGATCGTGAGTCTGCACAAGCACAATTAAGCGCGGCGGCTTCATTGTTTGACGGATTAGCTGGTTTAATGGAAGCAACTGCAGGCAGAAATTCTTCTGCATACAGAACGATGTTTGCACTTTCAAAAAGCTTTCAAATTGCGCAATCATTACTAAATTTACATGCTGCAGTAATGAAAGCAATGAACGATCCAACAGCTCTTACACCAGCGCAAAAATTTGCCAACATGGCAGCGGTTGCAACTGCAGGGGCAAATGTTTTAAATCAGCTAACAAGCATTACCCTATCTGGTGCACGCGCAATGGGTGGTCCAGTAGGTGGTGGACGTGCATATCTTGTTGGTGAAAAAGGTCCTGAAATTTTCGTGCCGGGGGCAAGCGGTCAGATTACAAGTAATGAAAATCTGAATAAAGCACTCGGTGGTGGGTCTAATAAAACGGTTGTGATTAATCAAACGAATAACTTTGATTCTAGCAATTCGGATAATTTGGATCTCGCCAAGTCGATAGCAAAACAAACAAAAGCGGTTGTGTATGAAGTGCTTAAAAATGAAAGTCGTTCTGGTGGAATGTTAGGTGGTAGATGATGACAATTGAAACATTCAAATGGAAATCACAATGGGGTATGACATCTGAAATGACAAGAAATGTGGATGTTGTGAAGTTTGGTGATGGTTACGAACAGCGATCATCAAAAGGACTAAATGATCTTATTCAAACATCCAATGTTATTGTCAGATTAAATAAACGGGTTCAAGAAAACGATATTAACGAGTTAAAAGTGTTTTTAGCAAAACATCTATCGCTATATGCGTTTTACTGGACCCCACCGGGTAACAGCGTAAATATCCTCGTTGTTTGTGATAAATATTCCACAACGGATAATGGCGTATATATTGATTTTGAACTCACATTTAGACAAGTTTTTAATTAATGTGAGTTTGATCTCTTGACATCCTCCCCTAAAGGACGTGGTTTTACGGCACGATTAGATAAACATTCAAACTTATTAAATGTATGTTTCACAAATCCAGAGAGTATGCCTTGTAATATTGACAGCATTACTTTTGATGTGAAGAACGTAAAACTCATAATTCAAGACTTAAACAAATTTAAGTCTGGAGGGTTTAAGCAATTAGACACATCAATTTATAACTAAGTAAAATCCCTTGAATCATCAAGGGATTTTTATTAGACAGATATCTAAACAAGTGGTTAATTTATGCTAAGACACATCTCAAATGAAATAAAACTTGAGCTTTCAAAGCTTGAGCAAAACGCCATGATTGACTTGTTTGAAGTGGATCTGCGCGGTCTGAAAGATAAAGACGGCATGAATGGTGAGTTATACCGCTTTTATGCTGGCACGAACGAAATGCTCAACCCCATTGTGTGGCAAGGTAACACTTATCAACCTTTTGGAGCAAACGCGACGGGATTTTCTTTGTCTGGAAAAGGACCGTCAAACCGCCCACAATTAACGCTCGCGAACTTCAATGGGTTTGTGACGGGAATTGCCAATCGGTTTGATCAATGTCTTGGTGCGATCGTGCGCAGACGACAGGTCTATGTACAACATCTTGATGCAGTAAATTTTAAAGATGGAAATACACAAGCAGATCCAACGCAAGAAGTACCTAGTTTTTTTATTATTGAGCAGTTATCTGTATTAAAGCGTGACGTTGCCGTGTTTGTGCTTGCGTTACCAACGGAAACGGACAACGCGTTTATTTCCTCTCGCACAATCGGGATCCACTGCGGTTGGCTGTATCGTTCTGCGGAATGTGGCTATACCGGTCCACCCGTCGCAGACGAGAAAGATCAACCCACAAAAAATCCGAAAAAAGACAAATGCAGTTGTTTAATTAGCGGTTGCAAGTTAAGGAACAATACGCGCAATTACGGCGGATTCGTTTCTGTTAATAAGTTGAGTTAAAAAAATGAATGAAAAGCTAAAACAAATATTAATCGACTACGCAAAACAATGTGAGCCGTACGAAATGTGCGGTTTTGTTGTTTTTAACGGTCAAGAAAAAATTTTCATCGCTTGTGAAAACATCGCTGAAGATAAAGAGAATCACTTTGAAATCTTAGCAGATGATTTCTTAAAAGCAAATCAATACGACGGCATTGTCGCTCTTGTTCATTCACACCCTGACGGCAAGCCGTTTTTATCCGCAATGGATCGTCAAACGCAGATGTTCTCAAATCTTGATTTCTGGCTTGTCTGTCATGATGAGGTCCACGAGTTCCCCGTTATCCAGCCACTTATCGGGCGCGATTTTCTTCACGGAAAAACAGATTGCTACACGCTATTCCGCGATTTTTATCGCTTGGCTGGCATTGATTTCCCTGATTTCGAACGTGACGACTTCTGGTGGGAAGATGGACAGAATCTGTATCTGGATAACATGGAAAAGCACGGTTTTGAGCGTGTTTTTGATGAAAAAGGGGTCCAGGTAGGTGATGTTATTTTGATGCAAGTCGGTGCCGACGTGCCAAATCACGCTGCGATCTATATCGGTAATCAGCAAGTATTACATCACAGCCCAAAACGGCTTTCTAAGCGCGATCTATATGACGGGTATTGGCTCAAGCACACGCACAGCATTTGGAGATTTAAAGAATGGTCAACGTTAAATTTTACGGCAGTCTTAGACAGTTTGGAACTTCATTCAAAATAGATGCAGAAAACACGGCGGAAATCATTCGCGCGCTCACTTCTCAAATCCCAAAACTGCGGGAATTTATTCAAAAAGGCTACTTCACAGTACGAATCGCAAAAGAATACATAGATAACCGCTATCTAGAGAAAGGGCTTTTTTACAAGCTAAAAGAAGGCATGACGGTTCATTTTACGCCTGTTTTAAAAGGATCTAAACGGGGAGGCGTGTTTAGTGTGATTCTCGGGGCTGCTTTGATGGTTGCATCAATATTTGTGCCGGGGGCGGGATTATTCGGAGGGCTTATTACAAAAGGCGCAGTATTCGGTATGGGAGCTACACTTGCTCTTGGTGGTGTTGCGCAGTTACTTACACCGCAGCCGAAAATGCCAGCAATCAATGAAAAAGAAAAGAAACAATCCACTTCGTTTTCGAATTTATCAAACATGGCCGCGCAAGGTCGGATGGTGCCGTTAGCTTACGGTCGGATTCGTTGTGGCAGTCTTGTTATTTCGCAAGGTGTTCAAACGCTCGATGTAAATATCGTTGAGAAAAATCAAAATACCGGGTTTTCAAAGGGATAAGTTATGGGTGGAAGAAAAGGTGGGGGCGGTCATACACCGTACGAGGCACCGGAAAGCGGACAATCTAAGCAGTTTGTTTCAATTGTTGAAATTGTGTCAGAAGGTCAGATCAAAGGCTTGGTTGACGGTGTTAAATCTGTTTATTTAAACAACACACCTCTACAAGCCAGCGACGACAGTTATAATTTTAAAAATGTTGAAGCGCAAGGGTGTATTGGTACGCAAGATCAAGAAGTGATGGAAGGGTTTAACACTTCTGAAAAAGAGATTGCGGTCAGTACACAAGTAAAAAAGCTTACACCGATTACACGCACGATCACGGATAGAAAAGTCAGCCGTTTACGGTTGACGCTCGGAGTTCAGTCGCTTTTTCATCAAAACGACAAAGGTGATGTTTACGGCTCAAAAGTTGATTTTACAGTAACAATCGGTGAAAGAAGTCATCTTGTATCAATAAGCGGAAAGTACAGCTCTCAATACTTGAAACAAGTTGAATTTGGCGACCTGCCACCGGTTCCATTTCAAGTTAAAGTTGAACGTGTGAATGCGGACAGTAAATCACAGCGTTTGCAGAATAACACGATCTGGGCGAGCTACACTGAAATCATCGAAACGCAATTTGCGTATCCGAACACCGCAATTCTTGGCATTCGTTTTGATTCGGAATATTTCAGTTCAATCCCGAACCGAACCTATGAAATTTACGGTATCGAAATGAAAGTGCCGAGCAATTACGATCCATTTGAGCGCACTTATACGGGATTTTGGGACGGTACATTTAAGATCGCATGGACCAATAACCCGGCTTGGATTTTATACGACTTGATGACAAATAAACGCTATGGTCTTGGCTGGCGTTTAGGTGAATTCAACGTTGATAAGTGGGCGTTATATCAAGCTGCGCAATACTGCGATCAAATGGTGCCAGATGGTTTTGGTGGACAAGAGCCAAGATTTACTTGCAATGCGTGGTTAACAGATCAGCGCAAAGCATACGATGTGATTAATGATATCTGTTCAATCTTCCGCGCGATGCCTGTTTGGAATGGTCGTGAGTTCACTGTCGTGATGGACAGACCGGCAGATCCTGTGTGGACGTACACAAATGCTAATGTAATTAGCGGGGAGTTCTCTTATCAATGTTCAGCACAGAAAGCGCGACATAATGAAATTCACATCGAGTATATCGACGCGGATGATAGCTATGAACGAAAGATCGAGGTTGTTTCTGATGATGATTTAATTCGTCGTCACGGCTTAAACGTTAAAAAAGTGACAGCATTTGCTTGCACGTCGCGTGGACAAGCGTTTAGAACGGGGAAATGGATACTTGAAACAGAGCGGTTAGAAACAAAAACAGTAACGTTTGCGGTTGGTGCCGAGGGGCTGATGCACATCCCGGGCGATATTATTCGTGTTGCAGACTGTGATTATGCTGATACTAACATCGGTGGTCGTGTTCTTGATATTAATGGTAATAAAGTCACACTTGATCGTGAAATTGAAATCAACGGAAACAGCCATCTTACGTACATTGACGGTGAAGCGAAGCATAAAGATATTCGTATTGTCAGTAAAAACGGCAAAGAGGTTATGCTTGAATCTGAGCCAGTAGGACTAGCTGAGCTTGGTGTGTGGTCTTTGACTACGCAAGAAATCAACGTGCAGTTATTTAGAGCGTTGACGATCAATGAAGAAGAACAGGGTCAATACACAATTGTCGCACTTCAACATGAGCCACAAAAAGAGGCTATCGTGGATAACGGTGCTGTGTTTGAACCGCGTGAAACCACGCTTTCTACTGCCGGACTTGATAAAGTTAGTCACGTTAACGTGCAGGCTAATGGTGACGGTGTTGCACTAAGTTTTGACTATGTCGTCAAGCACAGCGCAATGGTTAAATACCAGATAAAATTATATAAAGCCGGAACGTTTTATAAAATTTACGACGATTTAACATCGCCTAACTACAAATTCACAGGTTTGCCAGACGGTGAATATACCGCAGAAATCCGAGCTAAAAACGAGCAAGGACAGCTATCAGAGGCCGTTACAAAGTCATTCAATATCAGCTTTGCTGTGAGTGAATTAACGACAGTATCGAAAGTGTTTGGCATATTGTTGCAGTGGAAAAATCCTGTTTTTGCCAATCCTAACTCAGCGATTGAAATATGGACGAGTACTGACAATCAATTCGAGAACGCGAGAAAGCTTGTGTCTCTTTCTTACCCTACGAGCGAGTATTTATTCAGCGGTCTAGGCGTCAATGAAAAACACTATTTTTGGGTGCGAATGATTGACACAGCAAATGGCAATGCTGGGGAATTTACAAAATCAGTCGTCGGCACGTCTGAGAAATCAGGCAAAAAGCTTGTTGAGTACATTCAAGGACAAGTAACAAAAAGCACTCTTGCGAAAGATTTAGCACAAGAAATCACGCAGATCCAAGCAACAGCAAGTGAAGCTACCGATTCAGCAAAAATGGCACTCTCACGCATTGATAGTGAAGCAACAACACGCGCTGAACAAATCAAGCAAGAAGGCGAAAGCATTAAAGCTAGCGTTAGAAAAGAGTATGAGAAAAACGCAAGTGCAATCTCTAATCTAGAGAAAACAACGCAAGATCATGCACTACAAATCTCAACCGTTCATTCTAAGTTTAATCAGCTAGAAATCGGTGGTAGAAACTTACTGAAACATAGTGAAAAGCTCAATAAAAACTGGGGAAAAAATGGCGGTGTAACGCTTGATACGGATCACGGCATTGCGACACTGACTGCCAACGGTCGATTGGTCGCACTAAGTCAAGTGCTCATTGAAGATCAGGTGGAAGTCAAGGACGGTAAAGTCGTGCTTTCGTTTGACGCTTTATCGAACAAAAGTGGCAAGCTTAATCTTAGATTAAGACGATATACCGGCAGTACTCATTCTGACATATCGGCTTATGTAACAGTCGATTCACGCGACTACAAGCGTTACTCAGTAGTCTTTGACTATCAAAAATCGGAAGGTCAAACGCGATTAAGTGTTGAGATTGTAACGTATGAAAAAGATGGTACAGTTTTCAATATTAAGAAACCTAAACTTGAACTCGGCAACATCGCAACGGACTGGACGCCAGCCCCCGAAGATGTTGACGTGGCTATCTCGGAAGTAAGCGCGGATATTATTCAACACAAGCAATCACAAGCGACTGTGAATAAATCTACTGCTGACAAGCTAGACAGTCTAACTGCTAGAGTTGGATTGAGCGAAAGTGAAATACAGCTAATTCAAAAAATGGCTAGCGAAAAAGACAAATCTTTCTCTACAAAACTAGAAACGCTCGATTCTAAAGTGGCGCAAAATACTAGTGGCATTTCTGACTTAAAAGAAACGAAAGCTAGCAAAGATGAAGTGGCGTCACTTGCGAGAAAAGAGTTAAAGTCAGAATGGACTGATGAAGTCAATGCAACTAAGTTAGATTTAACATCCAAAATCACAGCACTTGAGCAAACGGTTAGCAATGAAAACAAGTCGCTTGCAGTCAAGAGTGAAACGCTTGAAGCTAAGTTTAATCAGTTGCAGATTGGTGGCAGAAATCTACTGAAACAGACTAGAACGCTGAACAGTTGGAATAAAAATAGCGGTGTAACGCTTGATACGGATCACGGCATTGCGATACTGACTGCCAACGGTCGATTGGTCGCACTAAGTCAAGTGCTCATTGAAGATCAGGTGGAAGTCAAGGACGGTAAAGTCGTGCTTTCGTTTGACGCTTTATCGAACAAAAGTGGCAAGCTTAATCTTAGATTAAGACGATATACCGGCAGTACTCATTCTGACATATCGGCTTATGTAACAGTCGATTCACGCGACTACAAGCGTTACTCAGTAGTCTTTGACTATCAAAAATCGGAAGGTCAAACGCGATTAAGTGTTGAGATTGTAACGTATGAAAAAGATGGTACAGTTTTCAATATTAAGAAACCTAAACTTGAACTCGGCAACATCGCAACGGACTGGACGCCAGCCCCCGAAGATGTTGACAGCACTCTTTCAGAAGTAAATGCGAGTATCTCTTCGCTTAAAAATACGACGGCTGAGAAAGAGAAAGCATTCTCTCAAGAAGTTAGCACAGTCAAAGCGGAAATCGTTGGCGCAAAAGCATTGATAACATCGTCAAGTCAAGCAATCTCTAGTCTTGACGGCAAAGTGCAATCAATGTACACGTTGAAAACTGAAACTGTCGCTGGCGGTCGTAAAGCGATTGCCGGCATCGCACTTGGTGCGGACGGTCAAACTGCTGAATCACAAGTTATCATTTTTGCTAATAAGTTCGCTATCGCAGATCCGAACAGTAACGCATTAAAAACTCCATTTGTCATTTCAACACACAACGGACGTTCACAAGTTGCTTTGGCTGGCGATTTAATCGTTGATGATTCAATCACTGGTAACAAGATTCAAGCGAATAGCACAATCACAGCGCCAAATATTAATGGCGGTGTTGTGAATGGCGGTTCGTTTACTGGCGGAAGTATCGACATCGGAAATGGAAACTTTACTGTTGATAGCACTGGGAATTTAACAGCCAAAAATGGCGTATTCAGTGGCAGATTAGACGGTGCGACTGGTCGATTTAAAGGTGAGCTGGAAGTAACGAAACTGATTGGCGGTGGTGTTATTGAGCAAATCGTTGCAACAATGACTAAGACAGGGACACGTAGTGTTGAATACGTATATTACGTTAACCAACATGATGATGAAAGAGCTCGATATGGTACTGTTTACGTTCCAATTTACGCGGCGACGATCAGAATTGATCCATATCCCGTCGATCGATATGTAAAAATAGGCGACGAACTATCTTTTGTATTAAAAGCAAATCAAGCTTTTACTAAAAAATATGAAAGAGTTGGTACGTTCTTACAGGACAATGAGTATGTCACACCAGTCGATCCGGACAAAAACTTACTCATTATAAGCTACGCCCTATCAGATACTGGCACAATCTCTTTCTCATAATTCAAGCCCTATTTCTAGGGCTTTATTTTTACTAAAAGGAAAACACAATGAAATACATCGAAAAAACAATTGAAGATTCACAAACTGGCGCAAATGCAAGCTATCACGAGCTAGTGTCATTTACCGTTGACTACAACAACAGCTCCGTGACTTCGACTACAGCGAGCTATGTATCTAAAAAAGCGAAAGATGGAAATAAAAAAGCACTTTCTTTTAATTCGTTTTACTTGAACTCAGTTCCAGAACGTGGCGAAAGTGCGCATGACTGGGTGTTAAATCAGTTAGTGCAGCCACAACCAGAAGATTACCAGCATGACGGACAGTCTGTGAATCCGTATATGTTTGCTGGTGGACAAGTAAAAAACGACTAA